TTATCTATAATCCATCATATGCTCCAAGGCCTCTTCAAAAAACTCGCACGCTGCGACGATTCCCTCTGCAAAAGCCTGTTCCACAACATCCTCTGTTTCCATTTTAGCATATTCGTTCCGTTGGTCAGCGACAAAAGCGTGTAGAACAAGCAGTTTTACTATTAATTTATCCATCGCAGTTTCCCCTCCTCATTGATCCCGGAGTTTCAATCGCGCACCAGCAACCTTTATGTCAGAGTAGGACGACTGCGACTGTTGAGGCTGTTTCAATGACCGCAAGAACCCCAGAAACGACGGCGCCTGGAAAACCCGGAAAGGATATTGACGATTTAGAGCATACCTTGTGTCTGACAGTATGAGAATGTACGGGAATACTACTTTTCCTGCCGGCTGCCAAGATTCTTCGGCGATCAGTCCGCTTTCATATAGGGCGACGTACCGGCTGAGTTTTTCTTCTATCATCTTTTCACTGTAGAAAGTGCGCTGGCACTCGAGAAAGAATGGTGTCCGTTGATAGATGAATAAGGCATCCGGTTCGGCTAAACCTTTTTTGTACTTTGGCTCGACGATAAACTGCTCGACCGGTCCGGCCGAGAGGATCTCTTTATACACCTTTACGATCTCGAGGTAGTGCGGGATTTTTTGCGAGTTCTTTTTGATGTTGCTGTCAGCGCAAAAATACACGTAAGGGATAAACGCAGTAGAACGCTGTATATGCCCGTCGCGAACCAGCCGCAATAGGACATTGTTGGCGCTCTCACACGGCCGCTTCAAGCCTTGAAAATGGATATCAGCGATATCATCCCGGCTCATCACTCGAAACCGTTGTAAATCGGCGATGATCGCTTTATCACGTTTGGTTAGTGGCATCATCCAACACTCCTAAAATGATTTCTTCGCTGACATGGTCCTGAGGGCTAGCCATCTCCAAATCGGCTTGCAAGACATTCTCTTGATCAGCCGCCTTGTATGCCTCGAGAATCTTCTTCGCTCGCTCCAAAGGCAAAAACGGCGCCTGTAGCTCCATTAATCCTTCTCGCTTCAATAAAAAACGGCCGCGATGTTCCATGCTAATCTTTTCGGCGCCCGGTGTTCCGATGATTCGGGCGTTCATGAGGTCGGCAGTCCGGAAGCCCATGCGAACGGTTAGGTTAGCGCGTATTTTAGTATCGAGAATGTCGGCGCTTGGGCGCTGCATCGATAAAATAACGATCATATTAAGTGCCCTGCCGATTGCAACGAGCTGAATCAGCGTGTTCATGATTTCTTTGTCGTCTTTGGCAATAACAAGCTCGTCAATGCAAACGAGGATAATTGGCGGTCGCTCCGATTCCGGTAAGTCATTGATATGTGCGACCTCTTTTTCGTTTAATAACTGGCTGCGTCGCGCCATTTCGGACTTGATAAACCGTAGCATGCGCTTTAATTGGTCCACCGTCGTGCAAACCGATTTCACTTGCCGGCAACGCTTGAAAATATGAAACTCCGACATTTTCAAATCGGCACAGTAAATGTGAAGCCGATCTTCGCCGTAATATTGAATTAGCGTAGTGAGAATCGACCGTAATTGCGTCGACTTACCGGAACCACTCTCGCCGGCGATCAGCAAATGCGGCTCGCTGATTGCGTCATACGCAACGTATTGACCGTGTCGGTTCATTCCGCAAATAATCGGAAGCGCTAACCCCTCGAGATGCGGTTTGATCTTTTCAAAGCTATAGGAAAGCTCATTGGGTAACCCTCGATGATAAATGTTCAGCGTAAATCTTTTATAATCTCCCTCCAATTGAACATGCTGACCGAATACTTGTTGAAACACATATTCTTTTTTCACAACCTCTTTTGGATCCATGCCGTCAATAAGGGTAAATACGTACTCAATCCGACCATCATTGCTCGTTACGCTATGAATTTTCGGAAAAACTATTAGCTCTCGCGCACCGCTACGATAGGTCACATACAACCCAGCCGCTTGAAACGCTTTCCGTAACCGAGACTTCGCTCGTTGTTTTTGTAACCAACCCATCATCTTACATACCTCCGAGACTGAAAAATAGCCACAACACAGCCCCATAAACGATCACTGGAAATACCACACGGCCACAATCGGTGACTTTTTCAGCGACATCGGTCATCCTCATCATGACGAGCCCTCTCTCTATGAACGCTGACAACGTGATTGCCCCGACTCCTGTCATCAGCAAGGCAAAATCGGGATCTTGAACAGGAAATAAATGATGCGGAGTGATAACAGGGAACAACGCTGGAACGACTATGCCTGGCTTCGCCTTCGTCCGTTTTTTAGCCATAAACTCCCCAAACGGGATGATTTCCGTCTGACGTTTAAAAATCATCGTCTCTCACCTCCTGTATTTTTTGATTTCCTCCCCCTCGCGCTCCCCCTCCTTCCTCTCGTCGCTTCGCTCCTTCTAACAAACGCTGGATTTCTTGGTACGTGGGGCATTTCGCTCGTACAAGTGCGCTAGAAGAATAGTGTAGAAAAAGTGACTGAAGTGAAAATAAACAGTTTCGAAATCCTGTCGAGAGAGTGATACTGGGACGCCTAATGAAGTGGAGGGAAAGTTTTGCTACTGTGGGGCTTTTGTGTTATTAGCCTATGTGGGGATCATTGTCTATATAACTTGTCCTTCTAATTTTATTTAACTTTTATTCTAAAATTCTTTAACAGGAATTTACCCATTCTTGTTGAATGAGTAATACTTAAGTAGGTGAATACATATGTATCGAAACAGAATCGCCTATTGGGCTGCGGAAAAAGGACTAAAACATAAGGCGCTTGCTAAACAATGCGGCGTATCTGTCCAGACGTTTTCGAGCTGGGTAAATAACAAAACCCAGCCGGATTTAATCCAGGCATATCAACTTTCTAAATTATTGGGTGTGTCAATGGAAGACTTAGTGGAGGAGGAAAAAGGGGTCAATGGCTAAACTCGAGAAGTTGGTCAATCTGGCTAAAGAACATCTTGAACCAGACGAACAAGTAGTTGCAAGTGTTTTGGGAGCATACGAAACGAAAATTATGGGTAAAGACACCGTGATGAATGGTGTTTTTTTGGCAACAGATAGACGGCTTGTTTTCTATGGGAAAAGAACCTTTGGAGGATATGATCTCGAGTTCTTCCCATATGAAAACATTAGCTCCATGGAAATCGGAAAAGGATTAATGGGCCATAAGGTGTCTTTCTTTGCTTCTGGAAATAAAGTAAAAATGAAATGGATCCAACAAGGGGATTTTGATCAGTTTATTAACCACGTTAAGCAAAGTATTGGGAAAAAGCCGAGTAGTAATAATGCAGCAATTGCAAGTGTGGCGGATGAATTGAAGAAATTCGCGGAACTCAAAGAAATGGGAGTTATTACGGAAGAAGAATTTGAAGCGAAGAAAAAACAGTTGTTAGGTATTTAAGCCCCTCTCGAATGAGAAGGGCTTTTTGCATTAGAAAAAAATCCCCCGCCGGCAGTGAGGGATCATACAATCACGGCTGGATAGCCTTTTTTCTTCAGTTCTTCTGCGAGTTTCTCAGCATTCCGGCGGTCGCTGAATGCGCCGACTTGAACGCGATAGAGCTTTTCTTGCGTCTGTGTAGCACTCGTTTTCGGCGCCGCTGTGGTCTTTTTCTTGAGACCGAATGCTTTAGCGATCCCCTCTGCGTGACCGTAGGCGATTTGCAAAAGGAACTGCTCTCTTTTAAGTTTTGTCGCGTCATTGGTGTTATCAATGAACAAGTTTTCAGTCAAGATGGCCGGCATATTCGTCAAGCGAAGTACCGCATAGTTAGCTCTTTTCTTACCTCGGTCCGTGACGTTGCCGATTGCTCGAACAATTTCGCCATGAATAACGTTTTGGTATGCGATCGTCTCTTGGGACACATTACCATTATAGATGTAGCTTTCGAAGCCGGTTCCGCCGCCAGCGTTAATGTGAACCGATAAGAAAAAATCAGCCTTCAATCGGTTCGCAATCGCCGCGCGCTCCGACAACTCCACGAAACGATCATCCGTACGCGTATAGTGCACCTCTACTCCTTCATACTCATCGAGCATCTTTCCAATGCGCTTCACAATATCAAGCGTGAGGTCCTTCTCCTTCAGACCGTTCGCCGTTGCGCCCGGATCGTGGCCGCCATGGCCAGGGTCAAGAACAAATTTCATTTCTTATCGCCCTCCTTACTTTTCCCTTTCAATACTTCAACAGCCTGGGTCAGTCGTTCCGGTACTGGTACTCCCATTCTTCCCGCATTTTCAAAGATACTTAACAACTCATTCGCCATATAAAAAACGATAGTCGCATCCCGGAACATATTTCTTGTCCCGAGTGCACTATCGACTTGATGAGCAATAGCAACCATTACAAAAATCATTACTTTTTTGGCTATCCCTTTAAATCCAACCTTGCTAGACAAAGTGCCTTCTGTGTATCCTGCGGCCATCCCAGTTCCGTAATCAATGACCGCCATCCAAAATAGTGCAACAAGCAATCCAGTTGATTCACCAAAAAAGAAACCGACGACAGCCCCCGATACAGCCGCGCCGGTTTTGTAGATCACATCGAATCGTTCCATGTTCGTCCTCCTATACAAACATAAAATCATACGTCACTTTCATTGTGTTTGTGCTCGTCTTTGTCACAGGTGTTGGGAGAAGGTTTCGTGCTCCCAGCGAGCCTAGCTCGGCCATATAAAATGAATATTCATCACGCAAGAAATACTCTCCATCTTTGACAGCTATTCCGGGATAGGATTCCGGCGAGTTCGGCTGTGAAATTACATATGACAGCCTGTTCATCGATAAATCATAAATAAACATACCATTGCTTGTCCGAACAGCAATTTCGTTTTTCTGCTGGTTATATGCCATCCCATACGCTCCAACGTCATTGTCAAAAATATTTTTCGCCTCAATGATGTTGAAGCTACTATCATATTTTGCCCAGCGCAAAGGGTATACCCCATTTACCTGTGTTGCAGACTGTCCCAACACATAGAAATATGCCCCTACTCGCTCAATACCGTATAAATATCGGAATCCTGAAAGAGTAATCGTACTCCTTGTACCGTCTGATTTTTTCACGCGATATATTGTGTTTAAGCTTCCGTATTTAGCTGTATAGTAAATGTAATCAGAATCGTATGTCATGTCGTAAGCAACATCACTAGTAGATGAAGTATGCGAATCCCATACACGACCGAGAGTAAAAGTTGCATTTTTTCCGTTTGTCCCCGGTGTAACCAGTACCTCAACTATTTTTTTCGCTCCACTTCCGGTTGATTCCATCGTCCAAAAACTAGAACCGTCAAAACAGAGACCACCTCTATAATCGTAGTTACTCGTTATCCCGTTATTCCCTTTCAAAGCTACGTACCACTCATAATTTTTCTGATAGTATCGTTGGGCTGATATTGACGTAGGACTTCCTGTGTCTGAATACCACACAACCGACGAAAACGTCCCATTTGCTGCTTGCGTGGAAAAATCAAAAACAAAATGAGCGATTCCTTTATTTGTATAGCTTTCCGCAGCGTTAATCGTCCCGCGTTTTGTATCCGTACCGACATACTCATTTTTGAAGGCATAGCCGACGATATCCCCCATCACCACACGCTCATTTTGCGGATTTTCTGGTCTTGAATCTGTCGTGAGAGCGATGGTATCAAATGGGAAAAATCTACTCGTGAGTGGTCGCATATTTGATTCATAATACGTTTTGCTGTTTGTCGACCATGCGCCAATTTGCGAGTATTCTCGAATGAGAATGTATTCAAGGTAATCCTTCATATTAATCGAAATAAAGTTTTCCGCCGTAACTTCTTCAACTTTTTTCCCGAATCGCTTTTCGTCAAAAAGCTCTACTTTTGTAAAACCGCGAATGGGAATGGAACTGACTTTATGCTTCAACATCTCAATGACTTCGCCAGTCACGAAATTTTCTTTTCTCGCGAGCGAGTGATATGCTCGTTCGACATCAAATTCCAACGCCTTCACCTCATTTCAATGTGATTTGTACTGTACTTGACACCGCTGGAAACGGACGAATTTGTTCATGTGTCCGCCATTGCGATATAGACTCAACGATGCTTGAAGATACAGGAACAACGACTTGCATGCTGACAATTTGCCCATTAACGACTGATTGAAAACGGCTAGTGTATGGAGAAATAACATTTTTCCATTGAATTTCTTCCGCCACATTCGCACGCGGCAAGCGATCAGAAATACCACCAAGTAAATTTGCTGCATATACAAACACTTGTAGTCCGCGCGGGTCAATGGTTAGCGTTCCAGCGCTTGTTTTCATTTGCACATCTAAAAATGCCGAACCAGGAGGCATTTGCAACAACAAGAAAGGGACGCCAATTGTTACAAATCCAGCTTGGCACGTTTGTTTAATCGTATTAAATGTTGGCTTCCCGCCATACATAAATGAAATTTCAACCGTCATTGTTGTCGATGCTTGTCCAATCAACGACAAACCAACTTGTGCGTTCGCCGAACTGAAATTCGTAATGACAAGCGATAGAGCTGTTTGAACAGATGTTCCAATAGAAAGCGTTTTTTCGTTGGTCCCCATAATAAAAGACGGCTGGGACAACGAAACATCCGATGAAGTGAGCTGGTCTTGTTCTTGCGTATGAATCCCCGGGATCATATACGACAATTCCACTTCATTTCGATACGGCTCATCGGGAAAACGTCGCATGCGAACAATGCGTGTTTGAACGTTGATTCCGAGTTCATCGTCGAACACATTCACGTAATCCCCGACAGAAAACTCATATTGTGAATTTCCTGTCAATGCAGATAAGTCGATGACTTTGCATTGATATGAAATGACAGGCTGTGATAATACTTTCAGCTTTTCTTGTGCCGCACGCATTAAATCGCCAGCCAACAAGAAACGCTCATCTTCCCATACATACTCTTTGCGATATTTTTGCTTTGCCTCAATCACCGGAATTCCTAGCTTTGTATACCAAGAGTAGTCCTCAACATACGGTTTGTTGTCATTTACACTCTCGATAGACAGGCCGTTCTTTCCATATGGGTACAAGACTGTCGCCTCTGGCGCACGAATCGTCCGTTTGATTTCTTTCAAGTTTTTCCTGTATCGAAAACCATAGCCCCGATTCGTTCCGATCTGTTTGACAAGGTTGATTTCTTTTTTTACCGTATCAAATTGAATTTCATGCCCTGTGATTTTCGCCCATTGCCTGATTGCCCAAAGCGCTGACTTCCTCTTTTCACTCATCGAATGCTGCGTTTCTTGTGACGACAGCGCCTCTACACGACCGACAACCCAACCTGTACGCGAAATAATTTGCTCTAGTCCTGCTTTCGGTGTCTTTCTATCAATCGTTATCTCGATTAAAAACGTATCGAGCAATTTCACGAAATACGATGGACAGACAATATCGAAAATCGGTTTGCCGTTCGCATCGCGCCCGTCATTCATCTCGGCAATAAAAAAACGCTTGCCCATATAGATAATTTCCATATCGTTCATCATCACTCGAGCAAGGCGATCATCGCGTGGAAGGGAGAATGTGAGCACTTCTGCGTCATTCAATGTTTCTTCATGTTCAATGTTGTATGCGTTTTTCAGAACACCAAGTGGCTTCCCGGCCAGGTCGTACAGCACCATCTGATGTTCGATTTTTCTTGAAAAGCTCAACATTCTCACCCCCTACAAAAACCGTTCGCGCCATTCCACCGATACGTTTAGCGTATTCTGTGCCTCGATGGTCATTACATTTGTTCCCGGTCGCAACGTCAAAAACGTGCCCGTCGTTTTGTCTAAAATGTTCGTATCGTTCAATAAAACGGTCATTTCGTCACAATCAATCGTTAGTATATCGCTTGTTTGGAGGGCATTTGAAATATTTAGTTTGTCGTTACCGAGCGCCAAAGACAATGAATTTGTATTAGCATTCGATACTTTTATTACTGGGAAAACATCATATGTTCCGTTATTGACTAGAGTGATTTGTTTGTCGCTTGCGGTAATTTGCTTGGATACGCTCGTCTTATTGACGCTATATGCGAACGGCTCAGCTTGAAACGCCACCTTCACAAGCGATATACCTTGCAAATGTTCAACGTCCACCTGCCCTGATACCTTTGCCATATAGTAGACATCCGGTGAGTCGTCAAAAATCAGCTGTTTCCGTTCTTTTGTATAGAGCCATCGCGCAACTTCACGCAGTTTAGCGATTCGTTCAGATCGCGCACAACGGACCCCAAGCGTGCATTCCATCCGTTTATCATCTAGCCAGCCTGGGAAAAGAATATTGCCATCGCGCCCGGGTACAGACTCATAGGTATCCTTCATATTTGACACTAACGGTATCTTTAAGCCCGTAACAAGAATGTTCATTTCCCTTGTATGCTTCCCGTTGAAAGAAAACCCCTTTAACATTACCTCATCCCCTTCGCTTTTCGAGAGGATTGCGATATCGAGTATAACTCGCGCGAAATGCGATATATATCCTCGTCGTTTCTAACGACCATATTTTCGATGATGATAGTTGTTCCACCACTTGAAGTACTACCTACCACGTTACCAACGACATTCGTTTCAACAACATGCTGAATCGATGCTGGTTTTATGCTTGGTAACGCAATATTTCCGATTTGTTGACCGGCTTTTGCTACTCGTTTCGCCATATCGACAACGCTGTTTTCGGCTAGCTTTGCATCGTCCGTAATACCGATCGCCAAACCTTGTGACAAATATCCGCCATATTCCGCAAACAGGCGACTTGGACTGCGAATCCCGAAAAATTCTTTGATTTTGTCTGTTAAACCTGACAACATACCTCTGACTTTATCCCACAACCAGTCGTCTAAGCTTTTCATACCTTCCCATATTCCGCGTAGTAGGTCTTTACCAACTTCCACAAAGCCACTTGCCCAGCTTTTGGCTTCACTTTTGATACCTTCCCATATGTTGATTAGTGTGCTTTTTACACCGTTGAAGATGTTAGAGATAGCACTTTTTAAAGAGTTGAATGTATTTTGTACTGCTGATGATAGGTCACTGGCAATATTGCTAATAGTGCTTTTAATAGTGTTCCATGTGTTAACCGCAGTATTTTTTACATTATTCCAAGTATTTGAGAAGAATGTTGCCAGTGTATTGAAAATTTCCTGCGCTTTCGTTTTTAGCGTATTCCATACGCCTATTACAGTATCTCTAGCAGTGTTCCATACAGCTGTAAATGTGTTTTTGATCGTGTTTAAGGTTGTTTCAAAGAATGTTTTTACTCCGTTCCAAACCGTTTCCGCCGTTGATTTTAAGGTGTTCCATACAGTTTCAAGTGCGCCCTTGATCGTATCCCATACAGCAGAGAAGGTTGTTTTTATACCGTTTAACACAGTGGAGAAAAACGTTTTAATTCCTTCCCATACGGTTGTAAAAATCGTTTTATAAATGTTAAAGACCGTTGTAAAATACGTTTTTAGCCCATCCCAGACCGCCACAGCTACTGCTTTTATTCCTTCCCATGTTGCCGACAAAAACTCTTTGATTTCATCCCAATTCTTATATAGCACAACACCGATAGCTACTAATCCGGCAATTGCCCCGATCGCAATCCCTACTGGACCAGTAATAACGGCTATCGCGCTTGAAAAGACCCCTGCCATTCCGCCAGCGCTGGCCAGCACGTCTGCCAACGCTCCAAATCCTTGCATGGCAGTTCCTACAATCGACAATACCACACCGATTGTTGCGACAACTCCGAGTAACACAGCTGAAATAGCCGCTCCGATTGCTATGAATTGCTTCATTCCTTCTGGAAGGTTATTAAAAGCATTAAATAAGCCTTGTATCGCCTTTGCAACCACTCGAATGGCTGGTGCTAATGCGTCCCCGATAGAAATTTGTGCCGTTTCGATAGCGCCACCTAATTCCTCAAGCGCACCTTTTAAATTGTTTTTCATTTTCTCCGCAGCTTCTTTTGATGCCCCACTTGAGTTTTGGAGAGATTTTGTCAAAGAGTCTAGTTTTTGTGGCCCAGCTTCAATTACTGTCAGCATTCCGCTGGCGGCTTCTGTGCCGAAAATAGTAGACAATGCAGCAAGTTTTTGGGCGTTGCTCATATTTTTCGTTTTTTCAGATAGCTGGCCGATAATATCGCCGAAAGGTAGCATTCGCCCTTGTGAGTCAGTTACTTGAATACCCAGTTCTGCAAGTGCCTCCCGAGCCTCTTTTGGCGGGTCAGAGAGTCGAATCAGAGCTCCACGCAATGTTGTACCAGCCTGCTCGCCACGGATACCATTATTGGCCATAATTTCTGTGGCCGCCGCAAGTTCCTCGAGGGAAATACCTAATGTTTTTGCAATTGGGGCTGCATACTTGAACGTGTACTGCATATCCTGCACACCTGCTGCAGAGTCGTTTGCAGCTTGCGCTAGAACATCCGCTACTCTTGACGCCTCTCCTGCCTCGAGGCCAAATGCATTGAGTGCTGATGATACTGTGTCAGCAACAAGCGCCATGTCCTCTCCGGATGCTTCTGCTGCAGCTATGATACCAGGCATAGCTGCGAGAATTTGATTCGTGTTGTACCCCATCGCGCCCATGATTTCCATACCTTGTGCAACCTCAGTAGCTGACTTAGACGTCGATGAACCAAGATCAAGAGCAGCCTGTTTGAGTTTCTCTAATTCATTCGGCGTCGCCCCTGCAATCGCCCCTACCCGAGACAATTGCGCTTCAAAATCCATCGATTTTTTGACAGAAACACCTAATGCACCACTAATTGCGGCGCTTGCTACACCGAATGATGCAGCAATTTGCGCTCCCGATGATTGAAGATTATTTCCGACGTCTTGCAACCGCTGCCCTGTTTCGTTCAGTTTTGTTTGTAGTTGCCCCCAAGCTGTTTCTTGTTGTTGAATCGTTTGGTTTAGTTGTCGTAGTTGCGCCTCGGTTTCTTTCATTTCTGCGGTCGCTTTATTGTAGGCAATCATGAGGTCATTCGTTTCTTTCGCATCTGCTCCTTTTGCCTTTACACTTTCATCATATAGTCGTTTTAATTCCGATACTTTCGTTTTCTGTAGTTCAAGTGTTTGAGCCAAACTATTTGCTTTCGTACGCAATTGCTCAGACGTTGAACCAAAATTTTCGATACCAGCTGTTGCAGCACGAAATTCGGAATCAATCACTTTCAACTGCTGGTCAATTTTTTGCAAACTTTGTGTTACCGCTTGCTCCAGCTTAGTAAAGCCGTTCGTTTGCCTTTCAATCTCTTTATTTGTCTGCTGCAGCTGCGCCTCGGTCTTTTTCATCTCTGCGACAGCTTTGTTATAGGCAATAAGAAGCTTCTCGGTTTCAGCTGCGTCTTTTCCTTTCGTTTGCGCACTTTCTTCATATCTGCGCTTTAACTCAGCGACTTTCGCCTCGTGTAACTGTAGCTTTTGTGTGAGGGATTTCGCTTTAATTTGCAATCCTTCTAAACTATTTTCGAAATCCTTCACTCCACCGGTAGCCGCTTTAAACTCGGCGTCAACGAGCCGTAGTTTGCGATTGACTGCCTCAAGGCTCGTCGTGAAGTTCGCACTATCCAAACCAAGAGACACTCGCAATGTACCAACTTCCGCCATCTTTTCACCACCTTTACAACAACTGCTCAATCATCAGCCGTTCTTTTCGTGTCTCTTTTTCTTCTGCGTAATCCAAAAGTTCAAAATAAAAACCGATGTCCATCTCATCCACGAGATACATCGGTATGCCGTTTTTAATGTGTGTTAAGTAAAACTCTTTCACCGCGTCATATGGGTCCATTTCAGACCCCGTTACACGTTTGGGTCGCTCGTTTTCGCCACTCCAATGACTTTATTCATGCAATCTGAAATCGTTGGAATTAATCGTTCTGCCGCAATGCCATCGTAAAATTCATCGACCGTGAATTGCCCGTTAAACAGTTCGACAATAAAAGCAATGATGGAATCCAGCGCCTCCACATCAATATTGTTAAAGTCATATTTTTTACGTAGTTCCAATGCGCGACGAAACATACGCGCCTTTACGAACGGAACGGTAAATGTTTTTTCTTGGCCATTGATTAATAATGTAACTTGCATATTCATTCCTCCATGTTATGAATTTGAAAGAGAAAGGGCTTCCCCTTTCCCTTATGGCGTTGTTGTTTCTTGATATACAGCACTAAACCAATTTTGAATTACTGCTGGATCAACACCTTGATCTTTCGTATTGACCGATGCTTTCCAAGCCTCATCGAATTCTCGTTTTACAAATTTCCCTTTTAGCGTCGGTGTCTGAAATTCAACCTTATCTCCTTTTGTTTTGTATTGCTCTTCAGGCAATTCAAATTTCCCTTTATAAAGCCACACATATTTCTGTCCCCCGTTCGAAAGAGGAAGAATAAACCCAAGTGCGACATATGGTGCTGTATCGCCGCTTTTTTGAATAACGACGCCATCATCATTAATCGTTGCGCCTAACAAAAATGCCTGCATCTCTGTTGAAATGTCATCCACTCCGATTTCTACTTCAATTTCACCAAGAGACGAAGCAACTTCAGCTGGTCCGTCATCCGCATACAACGTTTCTGTGTTTACCTTCGGGCTAATTTTTGCTTCAATCGCCTTCGCTAATCGCTTCGGCGTATCGTACTGAACCCCGGTGAAATCGTCCTTAATCAACTTAGCGACATATGGATGTTTCAAACCGATTACTGCCATCGTATTCCCTCCTAACCAACATAAGAAAATCGAATTGCTTTATGGTATGTTTTTGTTTCTTGTTCGAATAAATCCACTTCCGATGTGCGCCGAAATCCTGCTGCTATCATTCTTTCTTTGACTTGTTGCGTTAGATCGGTATAGTCCGTCTTACTCCAAATGTCAATTTGAAAAAAGTGTGCCGTTTGTTGTTCTTCATCGTCCGCATTCAGCGCTGAAAACTGATTGTATTCAAAGAAGGTAATATACGTCTTTTCTTTTCCCTCATACGTTTGAAACGCGACTGGAACACCGAGAGGTTTTAGTGTGTCAATGATCATCTTATTTAAACTCATAGCCTCAACTCCCGCCGGATGACATCAGCCATTTCATCCTGCACCCGATCAATGTTCTCCTCAAAAGCTGGCTGCAAAAAGGGATGAGGGTCTGCTTTCGGATATTTTCGTCCTTTCTTCGCCCCTGCTTTTCGACCAAATTCGACAAACAGTCCGTAAAAACGATCACGATCCGGTCCAACATCAACAATCCCATCTTCTTTTACATCAGAAATGACAATATTCTCAGCTAGCTTTCCCGTATCGCGTGGTGCCTTCTTAGAGGCCGCTTCCTGAACCACTTTTGCACCCGCCATAAGTGCCTCTTGTTTGACTTGCTCAGCTTCGTTCCCCAACGTCTCCAACTTCTTTAACAACTCTTGCATTCCCTCTAACTTAAAGCCCATCACATCACTTCCTTTGCCACAATCGTCATCGTGACATTACGCTCATCATCATTAATGACAGACAAAATTTCAAACGTGCGTCCTTTATATTGAATACGCATATCGGGTGTAATCCCCACTGTGTAGCGCACGACAAAACGAACTGTATTTTCATTTTGAGTCGTTGCAGCTTCGTAGTATTCGCGACCTCGAAGCGTCTTTATCATTGCCCAGACAGTTTTAACGTCTTGCCATCGCTGACTCTCTTCAAGAGGAAATCCGTTTTCATTCACTGCACTCTCGTTATATTTTTGAAAAGTGATGCGATGACGGAATAAACCTGGGTTCATCACCTCATCATTCCCCAGTACCTTTATAAGCTACAATCAAACTTCCAGCATCCGACACCGTCACCTCGTATTTATGCCCCGATGGGGACACCAAAACAAGGCATTTCAGTTCCTTTTCAGCACGCTTTTCGGCCTTCTCGCTCATGGATCCTTCCCCTTTCTACATTGTCGTGCTATCGTAGCAATGAGTCAGCTGGGCGACGATACTTTCGACCGTATGCCGCACTTTCTCGCTCGTCTTGCCGATCATGTCACGATTTTCGTACCAATCGGCGACTAGAACGTAGCAGAGCAGCTTGGCCAACTCATTCGTACTGTCAAACGTATTTCCTGTCGCATTAACCAAGTACTTTTCCGCTGCACTAATCAGCGTATTAATTAAACTATCCTCGTCATTATGGTCAACGCGCAGCCATTGCTTCGCTTCATCAAGCGTAATGATCAAAACAATCACCCCCAATAAAAGGGGACGGGGATAACCCCCGTCATTAGCTCAGCGTCAATTGGCCATATACAGCCGCGCCGGTATCCCAGAATTTAATATCATCGCGCATAATCGTACGTAAATCCGTCGTATCACGTTTAAATGCATCGCCGCCTTCTTTCGTTGCCGCCAATTCAAAGAATCGACGCGAGAACAATACGATGAGCTCTTCCAGATTCCCAATAAAAATGGGGGCCTTGTTAGGCGTACCGGCGATCGACGGCAAGTAGCGATTAGAACATACGACAACTGGACGGCCAAACAACAGCTTCCGTCCTGGCTGTGTAATGTCATCCTGAAGCAAGAAACGACCGTTTGCATCCTGTTGGCTATCGAGCCAGTTATATCCGTCTTGGTTTGTTAAAACAATCGAACTCAAGCTAATAGCCGGATCCAAGTCAACGTTAAATACTTTTTTCACCACTTTAAGATCAGCTAAATCTTTCGGAGTCATAGTCAAAAGTAGATCCGTAATCAACTTGTTACGCGTAACGACGGCCTTCTTACCAATCCAACGCGTGATGTAATTAATAATGTTCTGATCGCTATCAGTTAAAAGCTCATTCGTAATCGGCAGGATGCCGCCGCGTTTTTTCACAGAGTATGAGACAGCCACGAATTTAGGATTATCCGTTTCCGGGAGCACACCGTATTCATCAATCAACGCAAACGGCGTCATCGTTTCATCTTTCTCCAGCACGCGAGATCCCGATAAGGTGGTTACTTCCTCGACGCGAACATATTGAGACAAGTCGTTTTGCGCTCTCATCACTTCATAAATGCGCGTCTGGATGTCTTTCGGAACAATCAAAGACGAGTCCCCGTCCGGAATTGCTGGATTGGTTCCGCCCTCATTCATGACGGCGCGTTTTTCATATTCCGCGATGATGCTTCGTTCATCAGAAGACACAGGACGGCGACGAATCGCCTTCATAAAGATTTGCCGATACTCCTGTTCCAATTCGGCATCTTCCTTCGTGACAGCGCGTGTTTCGCCGCTGGCTGAATACGCACCGCCAAGGCCCAATCCGCCGCGCTCCTCTTCCTCTAATTGCCGCTGTACTTCAATTTTCTTTTGTAGCGTTCGTACTTCTTCCATACGTTTTTCGGCTTCATCGACTTTATCCTCTGCTAAGAGAGTGCGGACTTCCGCTTTCATCTGCTCCAGTTTTTGCAACATCTCACGCAGTTCTTTTCCCATACTCTTTCAACCTCCCATAGTTAAATAAAAAAGAGCCGATTACATCAGCTCTAACTCGATGGCTAGTTTCCGTTTTTTGTATTCATTTGAGGCGCGTTTTTGCTGCTCCCGGTACTCATCAAGCGACCGGACAGACACTTCATTGGCCGGATAAGCCGGAAAAGCCACCGGGGAAATTTCATATAGTTCCGCATCCAAGATGGACCGCTTGTAAATCTTCTTCCCGTCGCGATCCACTTGCGACCATTTGTCTTTTGTAACTCGCATCCCAAACGATACACCATCGACATCTCCCCGCTTAATCATCTCCCAGGCATCATTGCCAATCGTTGTATTTGGCAAATCCAGCTCAAATCGCAGTTCCTTCTCTGTGCTCTCAAGGCGCAACGTTCCGCTTTTCGTACTCCCGAGCACTTTCGCCGTGTCATGTGACCATAACCCGACAACCCCGCGCGTTTTCAAGCTCTCATCAAACGCGCCGGCCGCGATTTCCTCGACAAACGTGTCGCCCCACCAGTCCCGCATCTCCGCGCTTTCCGTGTTGTACTTGATCGACCCGGAGATGGTGCGTTTTTCTTCTTCTTCGCCCGACTGACGAACCTCAATTTTCACTGGCAGCGCCCGGATTTCCTTTGTTTCCTTCGGTGCTTGATTGCCCACTGTCACCACCTCCTTTCATGTATTGCTGACCGGCCATCGTCAATGGGATGACGTTGCCGTTAAACACAAGTTGATCGCCGCCAGGAAGAGGCGGCTTCTCTTCTAATGCCCTTGCCTCATTCGGCGTAATAAAACCTTTCTCAATTCCGATGCCATACGCTTCATAGCGCGTTTTAATGTCGCTCCGAAGCATGCTATCGACGTTAAATTTCACATAATAGCCAGCGTCTAATTCACTGTCCAGGAATAACTTGTACGTCATTTCCTGCTCGTACATCGTTAAAATCGGCAGCAACGTATCGACATAAAACTGCCGCTGCTGTTCCGCCACGTTTGTGTGGGTCGCCCGGCTTAAATCGTTGAGTTGGTGCATTTTGATACCAAAAGCCGTTGCAATTTGCCTGATTGTTAGCTCCGTATTTTCAAGAAACTGCGCATCGGACATCGTCAAACTGATCGGCTTAAACTCGTACCCGATCGGCATGAGCGCGATGCGGTGACTGTTTTTCAGTCCCGATGACATTTCCTCAAACTTTTCCCGGAATTTCTTTTGTGCCTCCGGGTTCAAATCGCCGACATACTGGACAATTCCCTTTACTTGCAACCCTTGCTTGTAAAAATTATTGATAAACCGGCCGGCCGCCGCCGCATTTTCCACCGTCGCCCGCAAATAATCAAGAGGAGGAACCCCGACAATGCCATCGAGCGTAACGCTGCTTTTAAAGTGCAAAATTTCGTTTGGCATGAGCTTCCGCCGCTCGGTTCCGACATCGACTTCATACCAGATGTGGTTTTTGCTGCTGAAAAGGCCGATATCGTCAATCCAAATGCGTACTCTGCTCGCATCGATAGGCCAAAACGCCACAATCCGGCCCTTTTCATCTGTCTCGATGTTGACGTACGCATTTCCATATATGTTCCGTTGTGTCTCATTGCATTTGGCGAAGTCAGACGCTGACATATACGGGTTGGGACGAAGCTTTAGCAACTTATATAAATAGTGCTTCACTGCCTTATTGACGCCGTTTTCGTCTTCACGATACGTCTTCAATGGGAGCTTGGACAGCGATTCCGCTAAAATCTTGATACAAGCGTAAACGGTTGCCTCTTTCAGCGCGTTTTTTCCGTAAACATTGACCTCACTAGGAGAAATGCCGAGAAAATCTAAAAGCGCTGGATCATTTAGGCTGTATTCTGTGTATTCAGTACTTCTTCGCTCTAAAGCACGCCGGAAAAACATTCAGTTTTCACCCCCCTCACGGTGGATAACGCTTCGGTGGATGCAGCGCTGCAAAAATGCCAACGGCTAAACAAGAAAAACCCAATATATACAGCCCTGCCGTCACGCTTAATCGGAACGTCGCAACGTTAATAAGTGTCAGTCCGATGAAAATAAAAAAATCTTCCGCGTAATCACGAAAGATTTTCTGTAATTTTTTCACTTTATCAACCCCACAGTCTGTCTAAAAAGTCATCGGTCGCAAATTCCGATACATCAACCGACTCGGCATTCGCAAACATCGCCCGGGCATGAGCGTTAATCAATGCTGCTAGTGGGTCGATCCGGTCCGTGCTCTTCGATTTATCGAGCATAATGTTCTCCTGGGCGTCTTTTCGTGTCACCGCGTTACCGACTGCCCATGTTAAAACAGGGTTTTGATTGTGAATGATCTTCTTTTCAAACACTTTTGTCCGGAAATTTTTCGTCGGCTCCGTCAAATAGCGAATCCCCTGCGGAATTTCTACTGTTGTGAAGCCGTCCGCCTCAAGCTCTTGCATTAAATGCCGCGCATTGTACTTATCGTAGCAAATTTCCTTCACCAAAACCCCGTATGTCGGCTCAATTGACTTGATATATTCGCGCACAAACGCATAATCGACGACCGCTCCCGGCGTGGCTGTGATCCATCCTTGTCGAACCCATTGATCGAACGGCATTTTATCGGTTTTAACCCGCTCATCGAGCTTTTCTTCCGGTATGAACGAGTGGGACAAGACGACAAAATTGCCGTCATTCAAAGGGATTTCAATGGAAACGCTCGTTAAGTCGGTCGTGGCCGACAAGTCCACGCCTACATACGCGTCCAATCCGCTGATATCCGGCAGGTTTTCCACGCTGCAGGCCGCCCAGCGTTCGGCCGAGATGTAGGCTTGCTCCCGCTTATTGATCCAGACATTCATGTTTTTCGTTAAAAAATCATCCATTTTGTCCGGTTTTTCAAGCGCTTCCTTGAGCTTGGCGCGAATATTTTCAATCCCTTCCGGATAGGAAGCCGCAATCGGGTTTGCTTTCAGCCATGCTTTTTCATCCTTAATGTCGTCAATCAAATTTCCGTCCTCGTCCTTATCCAGTTCATTGACCATCGCAAAGTATTGATCGTTTTCTACCGGGCTGTTCGGATCTAATAGCTTCGAAACGTATTGATACTCGCTTCGATAACACGGATTGTTCAAGTTTGCGCCGGCCGTCGTAATGATCATCAGCAATGGCTGCGCCCTGGCGATCATGCCGGAGTCGATAATGTTGTAAATCTCGTCTGTCTCATGGGCGTGATACTCGTCAATAATGCCGCATTGAGGGTTCAAACCGTCGCCGGTCTTCCGGTCCTCTTTGGAAAGTGGCCGGATAATAGACCGGCTTTTCAGGTGATGGATCGCCCCGTATTTCACTTCATACTTCCCTTTGAGTTCCGGGCAGCCGGCCAGCATCGCCTCGGTTTCTTTCCAGACAATTCTCGCCTGCTCCGTTTTCGTCGCGCCGATATATACTTCCGACATGTTTTCACCGAAAGCCATGGCTTCATAGGACGCCACACACGCTAGGCTTTGCGACTTCGCATTTTTCCTGCCGACCTGCCAATATGCCTTTTTAAATCGGCGATAGTCGGTGTCTTTATGCACCCAACCATAAATGTTGCCGAACACAAACACCTGAATTTCATGTGGTCGAATATGCTGTCCCTTGAGCACACCTTTCGTATGTTTAAAAAGCGTCATCCATTTGAGAAAACGCATCGCTTTTGTTTCGTCAAAGATATAGGGGAAGGCATCGGTTCCCTCACGTTCAATGTCCCGCAAAAAACGCAGGCAAGCCCATTTATGTTTCTGGCAGGCGATCACCCGGCCGTCGATGACATCATAGGAGTAGTCAATGAGCCATTGCTTTAGGCTCATACATCACCAAACTCCTGTTCAAACGGCGTCGGCTGCTTTGGCTCCTCTTTTGGCAACGCAAGTTTCGACCGGGAGCTTGGCGTCAATCCAAATTCAACAGCCAGCGATTTCATTTGCTCGTGCAGCTGTTTTTTCTTGGTGAGGAGAGGGTGAGGAACCTTATTCGTCTCCGCCGCTTTATTAGTGTATTCGACCATGAGCCCCTCTTCCTCGATGATCTGCGAACACTTAACGTAGTTAGCATAGGCGTCACAATACAAGGCAAGAGCATTTACATCGACGTTCGTGACCAGCCCAATCTCTTTCAGTTCCTTCACGATCCGCTTAAACTCCTTCTTGGCCACACCGTCGAGCCAGCCCGGAGGTCTCACCTTGTCGTCATTCGGCCGGAGCTTCGCCTCGGCCTCCTTCCGGGCATCGATTTCCTTTTTCGTCAAATGCTTTGTCCCCTGAATTAAAATCAAGTCAACCGGCTTCGCACGTCGGCCCACTTTCAACACCACCTTTCGTTCGAAATTTCTCCAAAAACTGTTAACCCCCTTTTACGTCAAAAAGGGAACTTTGTGCACGCTGAGGGGCCCGCGCGGTCCAAAGCCGTCTGGTGAAAAATTTTTACCCCGCCCCTCCCCATACTTCCTTTTGTCCTCGGATGTTTTTCTGTTGTGGCATGGGTTGCAAAGCGACTGCAAGTTGTCTAATGTTAGGCGTAACGACCAATCAACCCGTACCGGCACAATATGGTCTACGACATCGGCCGGCGTGATGCGCTTCTTGGCGAGACAGTGCTGGCAAAGATAGTGGTCGCGAACTAATGCCGCACGTCGAACACGTTGCCATTCTTTGCTGTGGTAAAAGTCGCGGGCAGTTTGATCGCGGAGATGTTCATCATAGTATCGATGTCGTTCAGCCTTATCTTGTTGTTCTTTATGCTTATGTTTCTCACAATATCGTCCTTGTGTTAGGTTGGGACAGCCAGGGACGGCGCACGGTTTCAACGGTCTATTCGGCATAAAATCACTCCAAATAAAAAAGCACCCCGAAGGATGCTAAATTGTACGTGTCGCGTCGGACGCCCATAATGTCGAGCCAGTCACGCCAGGTCATTTGAAAAACGCCACCCCGATCGGAGTGACGTCAGGTGAAGGGGAATCTCAGGCTTTGGTTCAACCCGCCCTATGCTACCATCATATCACCTCATCGGCCGAACAATCCGCCAAAAATCTGCCTTTTTTCTGCCACTATTATGTCAACTCTACTTCACCAATGCCAGCTCCCCCGCTTCCTGTTCTTCGTAAACAGCTGCTTAGCCAGTTCGTGCATCTCGTCTTTTGGCTTGCCGCGAATGATATTGGATATATCAACTGTTGTCAGCTTCCGCTTCCCGATCCGGTACCCCTTTTTGTTTAGCTCTTGCACCACCTTTGTGACACTTTCCAGCTGCACATATAAATAGACCGCTTCCTCTTCCATCGTGGTGGGCGTGTAGTTTTCGATCTTCCGAATGTATTCTTGCAAGTATTCGATTTGCTTTTTCGCTTCCTCGACTAACACTTGCTTTCCCTCCAATGAGTTCACTTCAATTTACAGACTGATGCACTCACCAAAATCAGAAACCCCTTGATATTTCTAGTTTCATCGCCTTTTGTTTTATGAGTGCACCACACGCTTTTTTATGATGTACTACAGGGTAAAAAATTAAATTTTATACTTCAGCATCGCCTTATCCATCGCATCTTGGTTGACGCCAATGTACTTCAGCGTAATGTGAGGGCTGGAATGATTAAAAAGCTCCTGCAGCATGGCCACGTCTTTCGTTTGCTGGTAAAAATGGTAGCCAAACGTCTTTCGGAGTGTATGCGTTCCCACCTCATCCAGTGACACGTATTCAGCCGCCTCACGCAAAATGCGATAGGCCGTGGAACGATCAATAGGCCGATTCCCTCCTTGTCGGCTTCGAAAGGCATATTCGCCGTCTTTGAGCGTCTTGGCATATTCGATCAGCTCATTTCGTATGGCCGGCGGAATTCGGATCCTCTTTTCCTTCCTCGTCTTCTTCTCCCGCAGTTTCAAGTGTGTCTGTAACAAGTCCTCCTTCTTCAATTGCAGTAGGTCTGATATTCTCAGTCCTGTGTTGATGCCGAGGACAAACAGGATGTAGTTGCGTTTGCTTCGTTGCAGCAAATATTTCTTCATCGCCGCGATCTTTTCCGGATCTCGAATAGGCTGGACAAAATTCATGATGAAGCCACCTCCTCACGGTACACTTCAATTTTCAAAGCGAAGGCAAGCTTGTAAAATGCCCTTGATTTCAACCGATAATATTTCCGCTCGCTCATGCCAAGCTCAGGATACACTTCATAGTCGTAGACATCTTCAAACGACATATATCGTCGGACAATAATGGCACGCTCCCATTTGCTTAGGCGATTTACTGCACTGGTGATCCGCCGGATATACTCTTCCCGCTCCCGCTCATAATCGACGTTACGGATTGCGATGCTTTCTGTTGAGGAGCGAAACTGATTGGACGATGCAGGCACAAGCGAGTAACACTGCGTGACCCTCGGCATTTCATCCAGCCGAAGTGTCAGCAAGTAAACCCGATACTTTTCCAACGCCGCCTCCACCGCCCTTTTAGTAGCCGCGCGATCAATCTCTGGCAACATGAACTCTCTCAACGTTCTCCCCTCCTATCGCTGGCGGAATGCGCCGCCTTTGCCGCGCCGATACACCGGACGGCAGACGCCCATCAGCTCCTTAATCTCCCGCTCCGTCATCCGCTCCTTGTCACGTTTATGCTTCCGTTCTTTCCGGTTCCGCTCTGGCCGATAGGTCATATTGTTAGCCTTGATCCATTTTTGCATTTGGTCTTGGATGGTGCGCATCTGTTTTCCCTCCCTTTGATCGCAAAAGAAAAGAGGACACCAATCATACAGAGATAGCCATGCTACTCTGCACAATCAGTGTCCTCACGCTCTCGGTCTTGGACATATTTGGTTTTAATTCCATTATATCAGAACAGCTGCCTTTTGCAGCAAGATCCGGAACGTTTCTCGTCCCTTGGGCGTCACGAGTGTCTGCACATCAGCTCGTCCATTGCGTTCCCACTCTTTTAATTCAAATAAGGATGGCACGTATTGAGCATATGGCTTCAACTTTCCTTTTTGGTCTCGATATATATACTTTTTCTCTAGCAGCCAATCGATAAAAGCCTTTGGTTTCATCTTCAATTCTTTGGCCGTATCCCGGAAGTTTGTCAGCAATCGCCGATCAACAAGCGCGTCAAAGTAATCAGCTTTCGGCTTCATCGCAGCGATCTGTTCATTTTGTTTTCGGACCGTTTCCAGTGTGGCGCGGAATAACAGTTTCGTCTGTTCATCCGCATGTTTCAAATATGTCTCCACAAACAGATCATCATTCGCCACGTAGCCGCCCGTTTTCCTGATCGCAGGGATGACTTCATGTGTGATCCATCGCTTAAACTGTTTAGCCTCTGATTTCCGGCTCCCTAGAATTAATGCATATAGTCCGGGTTCGTTCACAATGAACGTTTCTTGCTTTCTTCCTAACGAATCAGTGACCGGAATTAAACTCCGCTCATCTTCATCGAGTCTTTGGACTGCTTTCCTTGCATCAGCAATGTCTAAAATTTCACAAACATCTTTAGCAACAAACCATACTTCCCCGTCTTTTACAATCGTCCGCACCTGGCTGCCGCTGTAATTAAACACCTGCTGCAGATGATTCATCCGTTCTCTCCCTCCTTAAATTCCTTTATTGACGGCTTAAAAAACTTTGAAAGCAACATGTCCTGTCTTATGCAATATTTACATACATTTTCTGCGTTATAGTCGTACAACCATACTTGATAAACGTTCGTTGTGCAGCCGCATCTTTGGCACATGTTTACCGGATAAAAACGTTCTTTAGTTGAAAAGCAATGTGCGCAAACAGAATCATAATGTTCTTGTTCTTTGTTCCAACGAGGAATCAAAATTCCTCCACATTTACATTGGTGATCCCTTTTCTTAATTAAGTCAAAGATATATTTCGAATCAGTCTCGACAACCTCTTCGAGAAAATCAAAAATCGAAAGTTGCTGCATGTGCTCACCACCTAGAACGGAAAATCATCATCCGGCCACGGGCAGCAAGCTCCCCAGTTTGCCGGATCCGCACGCCAACGATTCGCTTCGATCTCTCTACACTTTTGCTGCAAGAAGTTGATAAATTGACACAATGTCTGGCTATCTGGTCGCCCCATTTGACTAATTGCAAAGGTGAGATATGTCTCAAGCATTAACGCATCGTCATCCGATATCGGCGGAAACATGATTGGCATTTAGATCACCTCAGTTTCAATTCAAAACAACTCGCTTTCTTCAAATTTAATCCGCGCCGTTTTTCCCTTTGCCGTTTCAACGATCGTAAAACCATGCTCAACTGCTTCCGCTACTTTAGCTTTTCCTTGCACGCCGTCAATGACAATCACAAGCACCTTCCCTGGCACGACTGGATGTGAAACCGTCATGTTATCTATATCAATCTGCAATTCTTGCGCTCTTCTCACTTGGATCCCTCCGCTGTGATATAATGATGTTGAGGCTGTCGGGAGGGATCCCGGCTTTTTTGTTTCATTCGATCACTTTCCACCCGCGCCGAATCCTGCTTCGCAGCTCACATTTTCGCAACGGCTCATACACATAAACTGCATCATGGTTTTCTCTGCGATATAACAAATACCATTTGGCCTTCCGCTTACGACGCTTCATTCAATATTCACATCCGAATTTAGCTTTTCAAGCGTTATTAAGTGCGCATATTTAAACTTCAACACCTCGCAATATACGACGGCATCGATCATTTCCTGCTGTAAATGCTCCAGCCATTCAATGAATGTGTAATGTGACGGGACGACAGTCGTTCCATATTTCTGAATCCCTTTTTCAGTCTGTGTTTCGAGCAACTTTTGCACGTTGCGGAGGATTTGGTTTTTGTTGAGCTCGTCCAGCCAATGCTGAGCATCCACTGTAGTCACCACCTCTCAATATCACCTCGTTAGTTTTAATCTCGTTACGCGAAAACCAAATACGCTAAAACTATAAGGAGAACTACTATGCCTAGTACACATACAATTGCTGTAGCCGTCAAAAAGACGTCCCATAATCGGTTCATCTCATTCCCTCCAGCTAGGCTTATAGACGCCTGTTTTTGCCCTGTACGGCGTTTTTCTCGTTCTGGGATACTTTCCTATTACCCTCGCAAGAAAAACGCCATACGGGCTAAAATTTGAAGATTTCGAGCGTGTTAGTTTTTAAGTCTTGCTAGCGCTAAAATCATTTTCAAATCGTCATAGTCCAGCTCCTGTATCTCCCGTCCTTCATACTCGTGTATGCCCATTTCCAAGAGGCGGCGGATCACAAACTGCCGTTGCAACTCGCGCATGTGTTGCACTGATTTGTAGAGTGTGTTCATCATTCATCCCCCTTCAAATCGAAGCGATGTTCAACCGGGCAAATGAGTCCAATTTCGTCTTTATTACAATATCTTTTTAACGCTTTTAAATAGACGCCTGGTGCATCAACAAAATCAACCATTTCTACGCCGTACATTTTGTGTCGGACAAAATCTCCTGCGTGATATTCTCCAACCTCACGCCCAATCGTTGCCCATTTCCGTCGTTCTTTTTCGGCTGCGATTTCTTCCGGTGTAGCTTTTCTAAATTCGAAAGATGATAGCCTTTTCCCGTTATCGAATTCGGTGTATTCATCACGCTCTCCAATGACTTTTGCCACAAAATCAAAATTAGGTGTAGTCACATGTAACCAATCTCCAACTTTATACGGTTCCTCGATTTCGTACCAACCGCAAAGTGCTAATGCCATCTCTTCAAAAGACAACGACTTCAAGCATTCTAGTTCGTCCAACCAACCATACTCTTTCCCGTTGCCGATAAATGCATGTAAAATCTGCTTATTGTTCGCCATGCCCTTCCATTTTTCTATTGCCTCCGCCTGCTCCGGCGTAAGTTTTACCTTTTCCATATTTCATCCCTCCGGTTGCAAAAATCATGTCTATTTTGCAGAATGGTTGCAATTACATATTCCTTTCATAAAATCCAGCCAGCGCCAGTCAATGATTCGGCGGTTGTCGTCATCGTAGTATCGTTTGCGCGGACGGTTGCGATACGCTTCAAGTTCCACTGGCGTTAAATAGCTGATTTTCACTGGTCCGTGCAGCGATTGGCGTTGTTTTTTCACTTCTTCTCCCCCTAACCGTTGTCGGATTTCTTGCCACGCCCGATGCTTATATATTTCCGGGCACTCTTCAAAGCGAATGATGGTCACCAATTGCTGTACGGTCGCCTTGGACCAATCCATGTGACTGATCACCTCTCGCTCGTTCGTATTCACGCTGAATCTCTTCTGTGGTCAGTTTTGAGAGCGCCCGGCCATCGCTGGCGGAAAAGATGCCTTGCCGGCGCAAATGCTGAATGAGCACGTACTTGAGCAGCATCACGCCGATCCCCTCCCTTCGGCTTGCAGCTTCGCAAACAACGTGTCAAGGCGTGAAACAGAATAGTCCTTGTCATTGATCCGCACCGTCAGCAGGTTGCTCCTTGTCACACCGCATCGCTCGAGAATGTCAAGAAAATCCGCCTCCGAGCATACGCTGGCCGTCAATCCAGTCACCGATCCAACTCCGTTTCGGTACTCTAAACGGATCCATAACGGATAGCCCATCGACATCACCCATCTGGATTGTCTTTATACTTTTTGAGGCGTTCCTCAAGCTCTCGGCGCGCTTGTTCAACGTCAAAGTCGTCATCCTCTGGCTGGCTATAGTCCATCTTCAGCCAATCCGGTACGATCTCGGTGCGCACTGGAGTCCGCATCTTTCGGCCGACGTCGGAAACAGTTGAGGCTTTACGTTTTTTCAGTTGTTGCTCCCGAAATGCCAATTGTGCCGCTCTCACCTGTTCAACGGTGCGATAGCCTTTTTCGAACCAGTCACGTAAAATGGTTTCAACGTATTTCCATGTCTTGGCCCCGTTCTCCACCGCGATTTTCAATGCCTCTAAGACCAATTCCTCGGACGTATCATCGACCCAAGAAACGATCTTTTCCCCTATGTAGCTGCCAACGGTGCCAAAGCCGTTCTGTTCAACGAATTGAATAATCTCTCGGAAGGAATGCGCGCGCGCGTCTTCTTCTACTTCTTCTTTTTTCTCTGTAGTAATCTCTGTAGTATTCTCTGGTATTGGTCTGTTCAAATTGAGCGCTTCGTCTGTCCAATTTGAACAGATGGACTGTTCATTTTGACCGGATGGACTGTCGATTTCGTCAGTCGTCTGCTCATTTTGAACAGTCGAAACGTCATTTTGATCAGTCGTCTGTTCATCTTGATTAGACGACGTGAATTCAGCCAATTTGTCGTAATCGATCCGATACCATTTTGTTTTATCGATCCTCGAGCGATTGAAATTCGCCGAGACGATGATCCCGATCTTCTCCAGCTTGGTGATGATCCGACGAATGGTGCTTTCTGACCAGAAGGGAAATTGCTCCCTCCAGTCCTCGTACGTGTTATAGATCCATTTATAGCCGTCATGGACGTTTTCGCTTTTCTCGAGCCAGTAATGCAGCTGCTGAACAACGATGCTTTCGTTCAGTCCGATCGCCACGGCGAGTTGTGGCAAAATAACCAACGGCTGATCATCTAAAAGCAAGGTTGCCATGTCATCCCCTCCCCTTGAAAAAGCTGTTTTGCTATGGCATGATAAAAACTAGAGTTCTGAAATAAAAAACTGAATCCCGTCAACTTCGAACTCGGAGGCCATTTCATCGGCGATCCGACGGCACTCGGTTACAGTGAGCGCGTAGACGAGTGCCGTTTGGATCGTCTCGAAATGGCCGTTTTCCTTCACGACAAATTCCACTTCAAATAGCATATTCTTCGCCCTGGAAGCATATCGTAGAATGGGAGCTTCCGGCCCTCCTTTCTCAACCAGCATCAGAAATGCCGCCTTTTTGCAACAGTTGTTTCAACTTCTCATAGACGGCTTTTGGTTCTCGATTGAGCCGATTGGCGAGCTCATCAATCGTCAACACGTTGCGATGATGCCAAAGGTAGAACACTTCCTCTGCCGACCACCGTCCCTTTCGCTTTGGTGTGTTCTGCGCCTGTTCCACAACCGGTTCTCTAGGTTGGGGATCGGCCGGAGAATCACCCTCAAGAAGGGCGGCCGGTTGCCGCATCTCCTGGCTGACCGGGCAAACTTGCAAACATACGGTGCTTCGATATTTGATCCGTTCCGGGCATGTGCGGCAATGCGAATCAAGAAGTTCGCAGATTTGCAGCCGGATGTGCCTTTTTTCATGTTTATCAAGCTTATTCACACATTCCGCTCCTCTCCCAGCTTCACAAAATCAATTTGAATGCCGCGTCGTTGCATATCTCGTATAATGCTCAACAACTGCTGACGCCGGGCTTCTTTTCGTTCAAGTTCTTGCAGCTGTCTGACTAAATACTGCAACTCGGATATTTCAATCGCCATCGTTTCATAGTCGCGGTTTTGCAGCGCTTCCTGTATGTACTCGATGCATCTTGATGCCTTTTGCCGCAAATCCGCCTCTTGGGAAACGATCATATGGATCACCGCCATTCCTCCTTCGTTATGATCTCCAGGCGTCGTCGCAATGACCATACATGTATTGTGGCGCGGCTCCCCTTTCGGATCGTCGCCCGCTCTCGCTCGGCCTGGCCGGCGCTCATGCGCACCGACTGAAGCACAAGCGCTTGCGGGCTGGGGGCACACCCGCCGCCTGTACTCCAGTCGGCAAGCATGAGCTTGCCTTTTGGTTGGCAACATGATATGTTTGGGATAGGGCTGGTTTTTTAGGAAGCAGTGAACGTTTGGCTTGCTGCTTCTTTCATGCTGACAAGCTTTGCTTTGGCTTCTTGCTCAATGGCTTCGATCAACTCCGGATGATTGCGCAACTCAGCGCACACCTCCCGAACTTCCCGCGCTGTCATTAACGAACTGGCTACCCATACCACGTACATTACCACCACTCCTTCCGTGATTTTTCCAATCGTTCATTCATTTGCTTTTTCCACTCGAGCAACGCCCTTCCATATTCGCTGTCGAGCTTTCGTTCGCGAGAAAGCCGCAAAAACTCGCTTGTATACCAGTGAACAGCTTCGAGATCCGTCATTTCCGCTAAATTTGGCAGTTGAAACATTGGTTTCTCCCCCTTTGTCATTGTCGGATAAATCCTTTCGCTTGTAGCTTCGCCCGATGCTTTTGCCACATCTTCCACCACGAGAACCCGTAGTCCATGCAAATGACCGCGACGTATTGCGTAAGGGCAACGATCGCGTCGATCGCCTGCATCATTGCCTCTTCCAAGCGTTGCTTGTCAAACTCTCGAATCGACCTGGGATGATTCGCCACACAGACACTTTCGATCGCCTCGAGAGCTTCTGTGAGCTCCTCGCGTGTTTTCATCGTGACGCTTGCACGGTGAAGATCCACCGCATCCCCGTCGAGCTTCACCGGCCCCCATCCGGTGTACTCCGCCGCCGCCTCGAGGGCCACCCACGGGTTATTGTGCTTTTCGGCGAAATATTTCGATATGTTCGGCTGCACTCGGTACCGCCCATTTTCCTGGTGCGATACGGATTCACGAGATTCGTAGATTTCAAACGACAGCTGTTGCTGGGTCATCCCTGTTTTCTGCCGCGCAGCTTTCACCGCGTCGGCCGCTCTACCGCGTTTCATCCTCCCTGCTCCCCTTTCTACCATCATCCTTGAGACTTTGTGGTACAGTATCCATAGATCGGTAGCAATCCAGCACCGCCTCGGCGATTTGCCGCAGGATCGGATTGCCTTTTTGCCATTCTTGTTCAAACCATTGCTTTCGCTCCTCTGGGCTCATGAGTACCAATGGGGAGTGAACGATCACCGTCGTGTTGCCGTATTTAAATTCCTTCATGCCCGCATTCCCCCTTTGTTCATGTTTATGCGGAGCATGAGGGGCGTTTGATGACATTCGCTTCACCTCGCATACTGTCTAACCATTGTTTGATAATCGACGGCCGGCGCTGTTTCGTTCAGCCAATCGAGCACCTTGGCGATCTCCAGCGCCGCGTCGTCTTTCGTAAATGCCGGGTCATCCTTCAGTTGCATGATGATCACCAGCAGCCGATGCTTCAGCTCGGCCATAGCCCATTGATCCTGAATGGTGTTCATGCTGTCACCTGCCTTGAAGGATTTTCCTTCCCTCCTGTCGAATGATGGCAACGGGAAGGGGGTGATAACATGTACTCTGTTCAGCAATTGCAAGCTTTGGATTGCTTACTAAAAAAGGTTGTCGGAGATCACTTCAAATTGGTTATTGAACTTAATGGCCAATACTGGTACGGCGATTTTGTTCGATTGGACGGAAATGCCCTTTATCAGCACTTCATTGACGGCATAGGTGCTATTGAGAAACATACATTTTACATTGACAGCCCTAATGCACCTAATATGGTGAAAAAGATTTGGCAGTCTCATTTGGCTGCAATCGAACCATTTCGTCGTCATCCTTTTGGGAGTAATCCCTTTGAGCGTCTCCGTGATTTGCCTTTGCTTTTTGAAACTTTGGTCAACATCTTAGCTAAAGCTGATATTGCCGATGAAGACAGCCCGCTTTCGCCTTGTTTGTTTAATGCCCGATTACTTAACGGTGACGGAAGTTTACCCTTTATTTACTTAGGGAACGAAAAACTTAAATTAGTTTCTCTTATTCGGATTGCCGAAGAATAAGTTTCCAGTACCATCTGATGCGATCGTAAATCGCTTCTTCTTTTTCGATCTCTGATTTGTTTTCGTCAGCAAGGATTTGAGAAATCTGCTCTTTCAAGTGAAAGAGTGGATTTCTCGCCACTTTTCTTTTAGGGATTTCGATCGCTGCTCTTTCGATCCAGCTGGTGAATTCGTGTTCATCCATCTTTTCGATCTCTTCAGGGGTCGGTAAAAACTTGCCTAACTGAATGTTTTTCCTGAGCAACTCAATGAACGTTTGCTCTTGATCCGTCATCCGTCTCACCTCCTTTGCAGGTAATGGGGAACAGTGCTGAAAAAACTTTCTGTGTTACTTTTGTTCACCAACAGTTAACTTACTGTCCAAAAAAATATCATCTGGATGAGCATTAAAGACCTGTGCGATTTTTACGGCTAAATCATAAGTAAGTCTTCGTTTCCCATTTTCAATCATCCAGTAATACTCCTTGGAGATACCTACTGATTCTGCGACTTGTTTGCAAGTAAGCCCGTGTTTTTTACGTATAGCTTCTAACCTTTCGAGTTTCACACCTCCCACCTCCTTTTGTCGTTAACCTGCTGTTAACTAAATTATAATTAACTTAAGGTTAACTTTCAAGGGTTTTTTGCAAAAAAATTTCTATTTAGTTAACAAAGCGATTGAGGCCTTTTGGTTATCTATTTGTTAACTTATAATTATTTATAGTACAAGCGAAGAGGTGTTTTATGTGTTAGGTGACCGTCTAAGAAAGCTAAGACAAGAAAAAAAGCTCACCCAAGAGGAACTTGGAAAGAAAATCAATGTTACAAAAGTTTCTATCTCTGGATACGAAAACGGCAATCGAACACCTGATACAGAAACACTTCAAAAACTCGCCGATTTTTTCAATGTCACCACGGACTATCTCCTCGGCCGGACTGACGATCCAACTCCGCCGGAGCAGGATGATATTCCAGAGGAGCTCAAGGATCCGAAACTGGGGCTGTTCTTTAAAGAACTGGCTGAGGCGCCGGAGGAACGGCGGGAGCAATTACTGAAGATATGGGAGATCCTCAAGAGTGAGGGGGATCGGAAGACAAAAGATAAATGAGCTTGTTACTTTTAGGGGAGAGGAAACAATGGGGATTTTGCAACGCCTTTTTGGGAAAAAAGCGAAACAGAAACAGGATGTTGTTACTCCAGTTAATAAAAATAATCTCGGCAACACAGATAACACGAAATTCTCTTCTGAAGATCACAACAGTACAGGAGTTTACTCCGCGCCGATATCCGTAACTGTCGAATATGGCTTTCCCTCATCAACCCACCCAAATGGGAAAGCAGAGCCGTCTTCAAACGGCCATTACAATTATCAAAAGGCGACGTTTACTCCTGACGACTACGTAGTTTTAGATTTTGAAACAACAGGATTAAACGCAGAGAAAGACGCTATTATCCAAATAGGGGCAATACGATTTCGGAATCATGAGCCCATCGAACACTTTATTTCGTTTGTTAACCCAAAAAGACCCATTCCATCTAAAATAATGGACATTACGGGGATCACAGATAAAGATGTGAAAGATGCTCCTACAATTGAAGAGATCTTCCCGGATTTCATCCAATTCCTAAAGGATGATGTACTGATCGCTCACAATGCTCCTTTTGACATGAAGTTTTTATTAAGCAACGCTCGACGGCTAGGAATAGAAAAGCCAAACAACCCCGTCATTGACACGCTAACACTGGCTAGAAAATACATACCGGAGACGCCCAATCATCAGCTGGAAACACTGAAACAGTGGTTACAATTAGAGGTGAGTTCACATCACGCGTTGGATGATTGTTTGACTTGTGCCGCTGTTTATCGAACATGCCAAAAACGGAGAGAGGAAAAATTTCGTCTTTCCGATGATGAAAAAAGAGCTTATGACATTGTTCTGCGCATATTAAGCGATCATAACCGTGACACTAGTCTTGTTCGTTATTCTCGAACATCGACTTACTTGGACATACAAGCGTTTTACTCGTTTGCCCGAATCAAGTTAACAGGCAAAAAGAAATACTTGCTCTCCAAACGATTAGAACAAGAAATCATCGAGCTGTGTCCTGGCGTTGTTTGTGAGCCAGCTTCGAAAAACGAATCAGGACAAACACGCATTTTGATTCGAACTCCTGATGATTTATTGCCCTTATCTCCGCTGATTGTTAAAGATTTTGATAAGGCTTTAAAATCATTAGAAGACTATCGAAAGTATGTCGGTAAAGCTGAAAAAGTCATCGAGGATTATTTGAGTCTATAA